TTGAAAAAATCTCTCCTGCTGAGCGCGCGTCGATGGCCGCTAAAATGCACGGAGATCTTGTTACCTCTATTGGAAATCACTTTTGGAGTAAAGCATAATGAGCAAAGGAAGCACACCCCGCCCGATCCCCAATCGAAATCAATACGAGTTTAATTACGAAGCAATCTTCGGTAAGAAGACTTTCCACGGTAAACAGAAAGACGACAAGGAAACTAAAGATGAGCAAGACACCCCTTCCTCTGCGGAACTATAACATCTTCGCTCTTCGCGGTGATCCTGAAACGACTGACATGGATGTGGTTGAGACCCTCGGACTTGATCCCAAGGTAGCCCATACTCCGGAAATTAACGATGCAGCTATCAACAAGATGTATCATGAGAACGTCAACTCATACTTGAAGAATGGTATGCAGCGTCCCGAAGCAGAAGACCTTGCTGAGTTTCATCGCCAAGCAGCAATTGCCTCGGTGAAAGCAGCTATTCGCGATCAGCGTAAAGATTTGACAGTATAAAAAGAAAAAACCCCTATTACTCGTTGCTGAGTAGTAGGGGTTTAAAATTTCAATTACATCGGAGTATCTCCGTTAGGATCCCAACCGCGCCAGTTCACACCAGCTTTGAACGGGACAGGATTTGATGCGGGCAAATTATCAGACGGGAAAGGATTATCCCAACTGTCTTCCACATCGTCTTTTGTCGTCTTCGAAGGGACCAATTTATCATCTTCTTTAACTGGGGCCGCCTTAGCTGCAGGAATTACTTTGCCAATCTTCTCCGGAGTTGCAGGACGCTTACCGCCACCCGCCGACATCTGAAGGATACCACCCTTACGAGTAGCTTGATAAAGAACACGTTCTGCATTTGTAACTCGTTGCTCAAAATTAGCCAACCATCCGTCAAGCTTACTGTCAACACCTTTAACACGAAGCAGACGCTCAGCCAATTCCATCAATTTAGGAAAGTTCTCCGGCTTAACGGCCAGATACTTCCGTTCACTGAACGGGAGACTATCAGGCTCAACCCAACCAAGCTTTTCAGCTTCATCGAGGATAGCGTTGATATTGGCTTTGAACTTCTCCCATTGCATTTCAGGAGCGACTTCTTGCTTAGTTGATTCATCGATGGCATTCTTGAACATAGAGCTCGTAGTTTTGCCCTTGAATGTAATCTCTGTGGACGGTCGGCTCGTCTTCCCCTTACCGCTACGCGCATTCGCCATCCGCATGAAGACTCGATCTTTGTAAGTGTCATCAGCGACTTTGAAATAGAACTCATCAAGTACAGCACCGAGGACAGGGAACTCACCCTCCGCACCAATACCGACAGGCTCTCCGCGCTCTTTCACAGTGTTGATTGCACGATTACGGGCATCATCCATAGACTTCTTGATCTTGGTACCCATCTTCTTCATCTCTTTAATTGCAGCCGGAATCGCCACGTTATTGTAGAGATTACGATATACCATCGCCTGACCCGGAGTAGAGACGATCGAATCGTGGACCCAAGTAACAGGCCTCGGAAGCGAGCGCTCACGGTTAGCAGCAATAGTTGTCATCTTGACAAGATCTCCGTCAAGCGACTGGATGGTCAGAACAACTGCCTGACGAGCCATCGACATACCAAGAGGATTGTGGAAGTCGTCGTGCTTCTGTTCCTTCCTATTGAAGAAACGCTGAATACCAACCCCTTGCTTCATCTGCCCTTTAGCGTGCTGAGGCATGAATTGAAGCTCGTACGAAGGCACTTGCGTCTCTTGCCCAGTCTCCGGGTTAATAAACGTATGAAGGTGGACATTCGGAATCTTCTGAATGACTTCTTTCCCATTCACTTCTTTTGTGAACGAACTCGTGTTAGGCGTATTCGTCCCGACAATAGACACACCAGTAGGTGTAATAACGTACGTATCGCCTGTGACACCCTCGATAAGCATTGGCGAGTTATACAAGGCAAATGCTCGACCAATACGCTTCATTGTAGAAGCTGATTCCGTACCGACAAGTTGTCGAAGAGTCATCTCAACACCTGACGCCAGATCAACAGAAGCTTCTGACGGATTCTTGTAAACATTTGACAGGTGTTTTACATACAAAGACGAGTAAAGAGTGTCTCCATCAAGCAGAGAAGCCATAACGTCACCGAACATACTGGCATCTTTACCATAGCTGTTCTGCATCAGCGGCGCTTTACCGAAGTCTTTTGCCACTCCATTTTCTTTGTCTGGATGCAGTGTAGCCGCTTCCTTCCAGAAAGATTTCCAAGCTTCGGCTTTCTCAGGGGAGTCAGAAGCTTCTTCAAGATACTTGTTTAGGTTGTCGGTGACAGTATCCATGAAGTAACGGCGCATGTCATTGATATCTGGGTTGGCCATCGATAGACGAGTAAGAGCATCGCTCGAGCTGGACGGGCCTTCCAGACCAAAGAACAAAGCCTGAAGGAAAATACCGTTCTGATTACCGTCATCGAACACATGATGAGTCAGCGGCATAGAACTACGCTTAATTTCAGGCGTATCAAAAGCAGCCTTCATCTTAGCGAAGTCATCCAGCAAATTCAAAGTACCAAGAGCTTCACCTTTTTCTGTGCTGACCCACAGCCCCATCATCTCCATATCAGGTTGTTGCTGCGGATTCTCCAGGAAATTATTGTACTTGACGCCCAAGTCAGCCAAACGGGAACCGATGGCAGGGGTGTACAACTGGATCGCATCGTTGATCGGCAGCTTGACCACATTCTTAATAGAGCTATCCAAGGCAGTGTAATAGAACAGAACTGCACTGTGCATAGCACCAAGAGCCGACAATTCGAGCGGACTCATCTTTGTCAGTTTTTCGTTAACACCTTGTCCGGTACCGCCAAAAGTCAGGCGAGAACGCTCTTTGAGTCGAGCAATCTGGTCAGGATCAAACAGAGAATCAACGCGGATAGGATCTTGCGCGGCCATGCCGAGAACATCGCGGATGACGTTCTTCGAGCCCATATAGTCAAGGTCGTAGCTGTTGACAAAGAAGCGCTGATTAGCCAGCGAGTGCATGAACTCACCGTATCGAAGACCAGTCTTATCCTGAAGAGACTTCATAGCAAATTCAACCTTTGCTTTCTCTTCCATCATGACTTGCTTCGCTTTATAGCTCTTGATCGCTTCAAAGGCTTTTACGTGGCGGGGATCATCTTTGTTATAACCCTCGGGAACGTCTACCTCAGCTTTCGCTTTCATGTAGGCACCCCTATGCAGGCCATTACGTTGGGCCAACGGATGATTGCTGTACAAGAACTCGCCAGTCTCAGGATCGCTTTCGACAAATTCCTTACTAAAAACAAGATCGAGTTCCATCTGTTTTCGCTTGAGATCTTTTGCGCGGAACACATACGCAATACCACCAAGGATATTCTTAGTGACGTCAGCGGCGCGAGTAACAACCTGCGGAGTAGACACTGATTTAGACGTCATCCGAGGCTTACGAGCAGAGAAGTTGGCACCAGTGGCTGTCGGAGCAATAGACGAGGCACTCCGTTTAGTCTCCCCAGCGATAGCATCCGAAACGAGTTCGAGATTCATAGCGGTACGCTTCATTTCAGGCGAAGCAACAAGGATCTTATTACCGCTGTCAGGATCAACAGCAACTTGAAGATCACCCCGCTGCCATGCATCAGTAATCAAAGCCTTGGCCATGTACTGCGCGTCAGCCCCGTCGAGCGGAAGACCCGACGAGCGAATACCATTCTTTATGAAGTGAGCCACACTGTTGATGGCATCCGACATGAACTCAGAACCATCAGGAGCTTCATTAGTTACGTTCGATTCGCCAGTTGTTTTATCTTTCTTTTTGACGCCCATCTGAGCAACTGTCTGATTAAGAGCAAGCCCACCAACCGTAGCCACAATATTAGCAGTCTCTCGATCGACACGACCGAGCTTTTCAAGGATGCTAACCCCTGGCGCAACTACGCGACCCATATCATCAACAGCAGAAGCTGCTTTAGTTTCGTTTGTCATCAGTGCAGTATAAGCATTGTTGACGACAATGCCGAGAGGCGAGCCGACTTGATCGACAAAGCGTTTAAATCCCGAAGCAGAGGCAGCCCATTTTTCTTTAGTGCGGGCATCACCGAGGAATCCAACTTTAGAAGCACGATCTTCAAGCAACTGAGAAACAGCCGATTGGGCGCCGTAAGGATTCTGAGCGACCTCGTAGATGGCTTTGCTGGTATCATTAAATCCGTAGCGCTCTAAAGCAAGCTGCTGATTGTAGGCATCCATCGGAATTTCTTCCGTCAGCAACTGCTCTGGATTGTTCGGATCGACAACGGGATTACCTTGCTCGTCTAGCACCGGGCGAACTCGTGTTTGAGGCGCAAAAGGAACATTCGAGTAAGCAGCAACATCTTCCGGAGTTTCCATCAGCGGAAGATCAGCGGTCATGAATTCCTGGACACGCGCAGGAACTTCACGCATCGGAGGAACTTCAGGAACTGCCTGGATAGCTTCTTGAATAGCTTGTTGGGGGTTAGGCACCCCCAGAGCCGTATTAGCGTTACTCAGCAGATCAGTAATCGAAGCTCGAGCTTGAGTCTGTTCTACTGTAGGCCGCACTGTGCCTGTATACTTAGCCATATTGCTTAGTCCTTTCCAGCAATTTGTTTTGAAACTGTCTCGGCTACAATTGGGAACGAGCCCGCCACAGGGAGGGATCGAACCACTTGTTTAGTACCTAGTTCGGTTTCACCGATTCCTAGATTGTACATGCCTCTAACAGTCCTATCTGCCCAATTGATAGGTGGGGCGTTACCTTTGAGTGTACTCCATGCCCAAGCAACAGGTTGCTCAGTCGGATCAATCACTCGTTGTTTGTAAATTGGCGAAATACCTTGCAGCACCTGATCGAATCGACCAAGAAGACCAGAGCCTTCGATAGCTCTCTGCATCTCTTTTGCTTTTCCTTTGACGTACGGATTCTCGTCGTCCCCATACGACAGGATGTCCTTCAGGTTATTGGCGATATAAGCCATTGCAAGAGCACTCGCCATAACAGCAAACGCTTGGTAACGCATTCCTGCATTACCATCCTTGACATAATCAAAGTACAATCGCGGCAGGATATTGGCCGTCAAGCCAGCAATGAATCGGGTCATCGCTGTAAAGATCCGCAGATGAGGGTCATAATAGTACTTCGGCAGATTACCTGATTGCGGATTGACAATCTTCGAATCGACCATATTGCGTAGAGTAGTCAGCATGGTCTCGCGAAGCCATTGCGCATCAGGTTTAATGCCACTTTCATCTGTCCGCAGGAACTCAGTTTCCCTGGTGCCGATAGCGTCAATTACTGCGTTGACACGCTCGTTGTCGGGAATAAGCATTTGATCCATGATCTCAAGAGTTCTGGTTACATCCATACCGTACTTCTCAAGCTCATATAGAGCATAGTACTGATCTTTGCTTAGATTCTCGCCTGTCTCGAATCGAAGAGCACGTTCTGCAGGCGGAACAGCTTGGAGGACACCAATACGTTGGCGGATAATGTCAGCAGCAACTGAGAGAGCAGCGATACGGTTCGCATCAGTAACAGCCCGAAGACCGATCAACGACGCAAAGAAGTGCATTGTCTTCTTCATGTTCGCAGAAGCAATCTCAAACTTCGCTTGAGTATTGTACCCTGTATCATTGAAACCTAGTTTATCAAAAAGATTACGACCAATCAATTTACGATGCATCTTTGTAATTTCTCTTTTGACGTCATCGATTTCTTTTTGACTAGGATTCTGCTTACTCTGAACATCATCAAGCTTCTTCTGAAGACGCACTACTTCTTGACGAACTTTCACGCTGGGATGTTCTCTAGCATAGTTCAACCCGAGACGGGCTACGGCAATAGATGTTCCCTTATTAAAGTCGCTCTTCCATTCTTTAAAGAAGTTAGTGATAGAGTCGCTCAATTGTGTTGTTACTTTTTCTCCGGGGGTACCTAATACCGCAATAGCAGATTCAGGGAGCGAGCTAACAGCCGCTTTACCTAGCGAGGCCAGCATTGTTGCTGTAACACCCCAGCCAAGAACTTTTTCAATGAACGGATACGCTTCGAGTGAGTTGTACTGACCAGTAACAATCTTGTAGAAGTCTTGAGTGTTCTGGATCACATCTAACTTTTCTTGCTCAGATGCGAACTCACCATTCTTATCAGCCCAGTAAATCAATCGAGCCAAATTAGATCCATCACGACCCATGTACAGTTCGTGGGAAGCATGCGAAGCAATCCGCTGCTTAAAGTTCTCGAACGAGTTAAACACGTTAGGTATAAACAGGGAAGCTAGCTTAGGATCACTGAACACACCATACGACTTCATGAACTCTTTAGCAGGACCGGCTAGAGCAGGATCGCCGCCAATCAGGTTGTTAACTGCCTGAGCTGCCTGCTGTTTGTCAGCACCGGCCTGAATCATCACAGAAGTAATTGCCGAGGCATTCCTAGCAATGATATACGGATCAACCATAGAGTCTTCAAAGACCGAAGACAGACGTTCATACTGTTCTGTATTGATCCCTAGATCTTTCAGCATCCCAATGGCAGAACCCGACACACGACTAACCTCATCCATCCACGCTTGTAGACGCACATTGGTAGGATTAGTTGAAGGAAGCCTCTCACCCTTACTCCACACATTTGTCCATGCGGATTGAACCATCTGTTCGACTCGAGTCGGAGAAGTCTTAAACTCTGCAGCCAGCTCGTCGGCTCCTGTTGTACTCCATTCGCCAATAATTCTCTGACGGAAACCTTCCATATGATCGCCGGTCAGAGTCCCTTGTTTCATAATCGATTTCAGAATAGGGAGGAAGGTCTTAAAGGTACCATCTGTTTTTCGCAGATCACGGACAGTCGTTTCAGCAAGACCTCGAACAAGACGAAGAGGATCTTTCACAACAGACAAGAAGCCATTCCATTTTCCTGGACGACCCTGCATTTCCAGCAGATTCGGGATAGGATCGTTCGCGGGAAGCGCAATGGCTTTCTGAACACCGTCTAGAGCAGATACTGCGCCAAACTCACCCCGAGCAGCCTTTTGCCGCTGATCTGCTCGATAAGCCATCGAGTCAGCAATGTTTTTCTCATACGCTCTTTTTGCATCTGCGGCTGAGTGCCAGGATGCCATGTCGAGAGCGACACCACCAACATCGAACGCACCACCCATAATCCCACCACCAATAGCAGCATCAACAATAGCTTCATAGAAGCCTTTTTCATATCGTTGATCAATATCCCATTGGCCTGAAGATGCCATCATCTCAAGGAAGGTCTGAGCAGCTTCAGTACCAGACTCAGAGACAGTGCCAAGACCGACCGACTTAAGAGCAGCCATCTTAGCTTCTTTGCTGGCAAAATGACGTTCGGCAAACTGAGCGCCAAAGCCGGCCAAATCAAGAATCTCTTTCTTAGTAGCGTTCTCAAGAACTTCCATTGCTGCTTCTCGATTAGCGTATTTGCCCGAGGCCAGCATAGCTGTCAGAACTTCTTCGCGCCCAACTTTACTAAATAGATTCGGGCCAGCAATCATCCCTTGAAGACCAATCCGATCGAGGACACCAGCACCAATACCGGCAGAAATGGCCAGTACAGGATTTTTCTTGTCTTCATCTTGGTTCGAGTAGAACTGACCGACATACAGGGCACTTCCCGGAACAGCACTGAGAGCCATACCGCCCCAGCCACCAATAGGCGCTGTAGCGATTGTAGCTCCAACTAGAACAGCCATGTGCGGGAGAGTCTGAGCGAGAAGATTACCTACATAGGTAGCTGAGTTCTCGATTGTACTCCAAGTGTCTTTGCCGGGAACATCACGAATCGAATTGATGATGTCGGGTGTAAGACCCTCTTCCATCTTCAAGCGTGCAACTTCGTTTTTGCTTTTTTCGGACAGCCAAGCCCACTTAGCAGAGTCACCAACAATCTCGCCGATACCGTAGAAACCTTGCTTAAGGTTGATCCACCCCTTCTCTAAGGCTGTGCCTATTTGTTCGTGGGCATTGTTCATAATATCACGATCAGCCTTGCGGAATTCAACCGATCCGACGAAGTCAGGCGTAACTGCAGCAGTCCAAAGCTTGTCCCGTTCGGCTTCGAGCTTAGCTTGGAGCTTCACGCGCGTGTCTTCCCGCAGACTTGGATCTTCAAGTATCTTGGTCAGCCGGTTGATCTCGTCAACGGCTTCCTTGGCGGCAGCAACACCCACTATTTCTTTTGCTGCTTTGTACTGGATTTCATTTTGAGCGGCAAGTTTAGGGATGTACAACGGAGAGCCACCAGATTCTTCAATCCGTTGCTTGTGCTCATCCATTGCAATTTTCATGACCGGGTCAGCAGAGGCCAACTCCGGAGCACCACGCATAAGAGCGCGTGCAATGCGGTGCTGACGGATAGTATCTACGTCAGTATACATTGTGGGATCAGTGATGCCGAGGGTCTCAAGTGTTTTACCGAGACTATCACCACCAGCATTTTGCTGATCCATTAGTTCGCGGGAGTATCCGCCTGTTTTACCAGTGGAAACTAGCCTGTTAAACCCACCAGCCTTTTCTACCTTATCAACAACTTGCTGCGTACGATCCCCTGCCACTTGTCCAGGAATAAAAATGCCCCCTTGAAACTTTGCGGTTTCGGGAGCATTAAATCCTGCAAGACGAACAGACTTACCATCGACTTTAACAGTGTCAGGGTCAATCTTAGTGACAGGAGAACTTAATGCCTTACCGTCTACAGATTCAATTGTCGATGGTGCCGCTTCGAAACGACTTGGATCCATCGAATTGATTGCTTCTTCGATATTCATTAGTTCTCCTATCTCGCATGCAAGCGAGAATTATGTTATTCAACCTTCCCCGTAATCCACAACAGAAACGGAGAGTATCCAGGGCGCGCCTCAGCCATTACCTTAGCACGTTCCCTCAGTTTTTCATTCTTCGGTGACAACCATTCTTGTTCTAGAACAGGAAGAACAGTTGCATATGTAGTAGGCTTGCTTGTTGATCTGGCAATCTGAGCTACATGCTTATCAAGACTCGTAGTGAAGTCGGATATAGCTTCCATCGAAGGCCGTTTATCGCCTACTTTGTAGAGCTGTCCACCAGTAGCTTTCCGTGTTGAAATGACAGCATTACCGTAGACGTACTTACGGAAAGCATCAGGGCTAGTTGCGTCAAGAATAGCACCCTTCCCCTTAGTCATCTTCATTTCTTCAAGAATATTTTGCATACCTGTTTCAACGACAGCCGCAAAATCTTCGTCCGACATATTAGGGAAATCTTGCTTTAGTTGGAGAGCTTCTTCAGATAATCCCGAGGCAATCGATCTGGCTTCGGAAGTATTAAGCCCCTCGCCCTTACGTCCTTGAGTGGCCCTAATAAGCAGACCTTCAAGCTTGTTCGTAATAGCGGTCGTTCTTTGGGTACGTTCAGCACGAGCCTCAGCACCGGTGATTAGTACCTTTTTAGGGTCTACTGCTTTGTACGAAGACGTTCCGGGATCTCGGACATAAAACTCCTTGCCTTGCCAATAGCCTTGAAGAGCAACGCTTGGATTTTCTCGATCGTACATCACCTCAATCTTTGGTCCTTTTTCATCAGCAGAACGATTCGACTGATTGATAAGGATGGCTTCTTTAAATAGCTTCTCTCGCTCTTGCGGAGTTGGAGCTACAAGAGCTTTGTTGTACACTTCCATTGCCTTGTCACGTGCCTCAACGGATGCCTGCCCAAAGGTAGTAAGGAAGGTAGACTCTAGTTGTTGATTCCGATCGTGCTGATCTTTAGAGTACTGAGCCGCTTGAGTACGGGCAAACTGTCTAGCCTGCGCTTCTTGAGTACGGGCAAACTGTTTATCTTGCGCCTCTGCTTGCTTTTCTCCTTGGTAGCGCTCTTCGGCGCTTTTAATAGCAGCAAGACCTGCGTATCGGATAGAACCACCAATAGAACCGCCAGTTAGCAAACCACCAGCAGCCAGAATACCGAACTTTAGAAGTTCTCGCTCATTGAAGATACCTTTATCACCAAAGATTCTGGAGAATTGCGCACCAAGCCAAGCTTGAGGATCCGCTCCTTGCGGCGGCTTTTGATTGGTAAGCGCGGCAATCTGCTCTTGAGTTCGAGTAGATTGAAGGGTTTGATCGAGAGCACTAATACGCTCTTCAGGTTTCTTTTCTTCTTCCTGAGTGATATATTCCTGAGTGACATCTACTGCCTTAACCGGGTCTCTCGGTGTGGGCTCAATTGTGGGGAGTGGTGGGAGAGATCTCGGAAGAGATCGCGGCGTTTCAATACTACGGCTAACAGCGTAAGGGGCACGAGGATCTTCGCCGGTAATATCTTGGACTCCGAACTCAAGGTCAAGTAGCCCGGGGCGTGGGACGATAGTGTCGCCGGGGTCGCCGACTTCTAGTGACCTCCGAGGAACCTCAGGGATGACTGCACGCCTCTCGCTCTTCACCGTGTACGGATTAGGATCTGATAAGAACTCGCCAACAGTTTTATTCTGCAGGTTAGGATTAATAGCAATAGCTTCCGGAGAAAGCACAGCAGCCAAAGGAAGGTTAGGGTCTGAGTTACGAATTCTAGCGTAACCAGTGTCACCAACGACCCAAGCACGATTAATGTCATTCTCGTCAGGATCAATACCGTGTTGTGTAATAAGACGATTACGGAGGATCGATTTGTAACCTTCGCGATACTGCTCTTGAACTTTTGGATTGCTGAAATCCATATTGGCCAGAGCGGGAAACTCTCTCGCCACATCTTGCCGAGCGGCATTAGTCAACTGGTAAAGACCCAAGGCAGAGCTCCTCGGGTTCCTTGCAGCCGGATTGCCGCCCGACTCATATCTCATAACTTCTTGATCAGTTAGTGCTTCACGCATTTAGTACCTCGCTGGTACCCCGAAGCTTTATCGACGGCGTCATCAATCTGTTTCTTACGACCGGAAATTTGCTTTCGGGCTTTATCTGCCATACCATCTCCGACAGGGGCCGCAGCTGGCCCTTTCATTCTGAGAAGGTCAGCGACTTTTTCCAGCAGAGTTGTAGGCTTAGGTTCAGGGGGTTGTTTCTCTTTAGGTACCGACGCAGGTACCGATGTAGTACCGTTTTGGAATCCCGCAGCGGCATCGATAACTTCCCGACGAGCACGCGGATTGATTGCATCACGAGCTTGGCCAAGCATACCGCTACCAAGAGGCGCACGCATAGGGGATACCATAGGTGCTGCTTCTTGGCGGCGACGCCCTTCATCAACCATATGGCTAATGGCGGGCTTGTAACGAGGATCTTGAGCAACAGTATTTGGAATCACTGCCTCACCCGGCGCCAGTTTAGCAGGAATCGTATCTTGCGGGCCAGATTCAGGGTTCGTAGGTTGGGCACCCAGCGGGGCACCTGCTGTAGCAACTGCTTTAAGAGCATCTTCGATAGGAAGACCTTCTTTCCTTGCTTTGGCTAATTCTTTAGCGATCTTAATCTTGTGCTCGCGCGATTTGCGACTTTCGTCATTCAGCATCTTCAAGGTTTCACGACGCTGCTTAAGGATCATTTCAATATCAGCGTTTGTAGATAGTGGTCCCATTTTATTTCCTATTAGTAATCACCGTTAATGAGAGCAAAGTCACCACCACCACCACCATTACCACCACTACCGACAGGCGGAGTCGGGTTAGGTGCAGGATTAAAACCCCCCGGGGGACTTGTGCCGCCTTTACCGCCTGTTGGTTGCCCAGAAGGATTACGCCCGATTTTAGCAAAGCCGGTTGCCGCAGGATTGTATGTAGGATTAGCGCGCTGCTCACCGTAGTAATTAAAAGACCCTGTGTTACCCCAAGGGTTTGACGGAGCACTCGTGATCGGATTACCATTTTTACCTGAAGGTGGCGGAATAGAGATTCCTGGCCGACTTAATTGAGCGGAGAGTCCATTATGAGCGATTCCGTGATGACCTGCTTGACCAAAGTCAATACCTACGGCTGTAGTTCCTTTTTCGAATCCAAACATAGATCCGACAGCGTTACCCGCCATACCTCCGAGTTTAGATCCTGCAAATGTGCCGAGAGGACCGAACATAGAACCAATCATAGCACCTGCAGCAGCGCCGGCAGCTTCGTCATACTCACCTTTCATAACACCACCAAGTGCGGCACCAAGAGGCGCAAACGAGCTCACAGTACTACCCGCCGCCCCTGCCGTAGCCGAAAGACCTTCTGCACCGAACGCACCAGTCTGTTCCGCCAGCATAGCAGCTTGCGAACCTGCACCCGAGGAAGCCCCTTCGCCTAGAATACCAGCGTATGCAGCCGGCTTACTGGCCCAACCTGTAGCACCATCTATGGCGGAATCGACCGCTTCCATAGCAACCGCAGCCCCGGCTTGATTTAGAATCTGCTCTGCAGGGTCAGGAGTAGCAACAGCATGAATGGGACCGGGAACCTGCTCTTGCTGAAGTTGCGGAAGAGTGTTCATAATCTCTTTCTTCCGCTTATCGTCTACACCCCATCCCCATTTTTGATTGTAGTCAAACATGATTACTTACCCCCTCCGCCACCGGTGGCGACGGTTTGCTGACGTGCAGGATTACCATAGATGGTCGAAGCGTACCGCTGAAGAGCTTGCCAGTTGGCATCGCCTGTTTGCTGCTCAATATCGCGAGCTTGCGAACCAAGAGACGAGTAAGCCTTCGCAGCACCTTCTGCCACACCACCAGCAGCGCCGACATTACCACCAAGAAGTTGCTCTGCAGAAATTCGATTTTGGAAGTTCTGTTGGGCAGCGTCTTGATCAATCTTGGCGAACACGGCTGCTGTAGCAGCATCTTGAGCGCCTTGTTGTACCGCTTGACGCGCCGATCCAAGCGTACCACGTTGTCCGTAGTCTTTACCAAGTTGGGCCGTTTTGATACCTGCCTCAGTAATTGCTGCTTCTTTAAGAGCCGTCGTATCGTAGCCACCTGAGGTAGCCATACTAGTCAATCGGTCGCCTTGACCCGAAAGAACACTGAGATTTCGGTTAGCGGTATCACCAATAGCTTGTGCGCCGCTGCCAAAAGCAGTTTGCAGGAGAGGATTTGAACCGGCTACTTGGCTAAGATTACCACTTCCATACTGGCTTTCTGCTTCATTACCTACACGTTGAAGGTAAGGAACAGCCCACTCCGGGATAGTCGAGGTAGTAGAAGTGTTGCCACCACCACCGCCACCTTTGTACCTAGTTGTCTTTTGTTTCTTCATTAGTTAATTCCTTACGCATGACGTAATAGGCTGTTTTGAAGCCGGGGATTTTATTTGGGAGGATTCGCGTCCACCCGCGCCGCCCCCATTGTTCGATAGCAGTACAACCGTTTTCTTTTGCGAACTGTTCCAGTACGTAAAATTGATCGAACCAGCGATGCCATTGGTCTCCACCGACAAGAACAAAGTGAAGAGTCTTGTGTGTATCGTACTCTAGAAACTGAGTCACAGCTACGCCAAGGATCTTGTCCTCGTTTTCAATAGCAGCCCAGATCTGAGCTTGTCTAAGAAGAGCCCTAGCTAGCCATGACTCGAGTTTCGTTTCGCCTACGCCATGCGCAAGAGCCTTTTTAATAGGCTCTTTCACAAGATGCCAGTACTCAGATACTTGCGCAGGTGTCATCAGAATCGACTTGATCATAATAATAGGTTTCCTATAGAATTGTGTCCTATAGGAACCGATTAAGAACATGTTATCGTGCCCCAATGATTGTTACAATCAGGCCTCTCGCTGTCCCATTTCCAACTTGATCAACGTCGATTGTAATCTCGTCGTCGTCAGCAATAGTAACACCAGACAGTACAGCGGGTGTACCTGATGTAAGACTTGTCTTTTCTGTATTGTCGATTATGAGCTTTGTAGTACTGAAAATCGAGAAACCGTTTCTGTTCACATCAACAGTGACGAACGCGCCCGAAGTCTGCGCTGTGGACAGCGACGCACGAACCTCTGAGATGGTAAATCCATGCGGAGCGCGGAAGTAGGCCTTTGTCGTCCCTGCCGTAATAATTGAAGTCAAATCCGATGCAGCAATTTGAAAAAAGACTGGAGCAAAGGCAGGGCGCGAGTACGGGTTATTTCGATTCGAATAGTGACGAGCGATACTGGTACCCGGTAGGTCATACGGATAGATAGCAGGTTCAGCAATCCTTCCTGTAAAGTGTGAGGTATTAACTCCGCCACCAGTTTCGCTACTGGCAGATCCAACAAACCACGTTTGACTTCCTGTGCCGACTGTAGCCGCAGCATTCACTGACGTATCCAAAACACCGTTGACATAAATCATGACAGGGCCGCCAGTAGGACGAACAACAACAGCCACATGATACCATACCTCTCGGTCGAAAACGAAGTTCGAAGTGATTGTCTGGTCAGTGGAAAGGTTGTTACCACTGTCAATATCGACAACAATTTTTCGACTTGCATCGTTCCAAGAAATTACAAAAGGAAACTCTGTAGCATCTGTAGCAATATACGAGGACTTCGAAATGATCTGGCCGTACTTCCCGGTTGACGCGCTTGGCGTACGCATGAAAAACTCTGCTGTAAAGCGAGTCAATTGGCGTGTATCATTCAAGGAAATACCGGGAGCACCTGCTGCGTTAATAGAATTCTCGATGTATCCACCGCCAAAAGCAGGACTACCCACCACTGAACGAGTCAAACCGGTGCCAGCACGCGGCACGCCATCGATACGACTCCACCCAAGATTGGATTCGTTACCTGCGCCTTGAGTCAATCGAGTGTAGAAAAGAGGACCGTCTTCGATGACCGATTCGGCATAGGACGTAGCGCCGCCAATGTTACCACTAACAGCAATAACTTCACGCGGGACAAAACCAGTAGCCGATAAATATTGTCCGCTGGACACCCTGCGAAGACGCAACCTATTTGTCCTAACAGGGAACGGGAATGCAAGCCGATTATTGATCAGTGCTCCCACGTCGTTTACAAAGTTCGAAGGTATTTGACCAATTATTTGCCAAGCAGAACCATCCCACCATTCAATATTACGCGAATTAAGATAGGCAGATGTGCCACCCCAACCTGAAATACTACCCCCGCCAAGGAGAACAGAGTCAATCCACTTTTCGCCAATCCATTCAAATTGTATCCACTCGTCAGAACCATTATTGGTACCAGTGCCTGTAGCGTTGTTGCCATCAATCATGTTAGCGACGGTGGCCGCAGTAACTTCAGGGTACACCGACGATTGGCTAACGGCAGACAGGACGACATCCTCGAAAGTGATACTTCCGGGTGGACCGCCGCCCCCACCACCACCTCCACCACCGCTGGCCAATTCAGCCAGAGCACCTTCAACATCAGTTGCCGTAAAGTTGTTAGCGGTATCGACAATCGAAATGGCCGACGCATCGTGTGCATCAGTTGTATCCGACAAATGACCTGACAAAGCAGTATTAAGCGTGTTAAGATCGGAACCAACTTCCTGGAGAGCCACCTCAACATTAGTACCCGTGAAGTAGTTGCCTGCATCAGCGATACTGACATCGTCCGCATCACCGCCACCAGCCGGCTGCCATGTCCCATCATCTCGAAGGAATCTACCACTTTGAGTTGTTGGTCCGGGAACAAGACCTTTTTTATTCGCGGCGAACACAGGAAGAAGCTCTGTAACCTGCGCCGGAGTTAGATCCTGCGGCGATCCTGTCCCTGACTCTACTCGACCTTTGATCGTACCTGTTGGCATATCAGCCAACTTGTCGTTATTAATCGAGTTATCAGAAATTATTGTCTCTAGATCAATAGCTGACGTTGGCGCTGCTGACCACGAAGCGTCAGGAGGGTTTTCTGCTATTTGCAGACTAATCTGTCTACCACCGACAAGACGATAGTACAGCTCCTTATCGGCACCGAAGCCTACTGTCGGATTAGAAGGATCTACAGGGTACCATTTGTAGTCGTACCATAGAAGTGATTCTGACGAAGAATCAGAGTTGTATAAGCCATAGAAGAATCGATTCGTAGGCGAATCACCAAAATCGGCGCCACTTCTACTGTTGGCATACTTGACATGCAAAAACCTCTTTTGGTAAAATGGCACGCTCGAAACGGGATTAGGGGCTGTGCCACTGTCGTTAGAGACGCTCCCCGTTTTTTGTTCAGCAACATGCTGGGACAAACGGTTAAGATACTCATCGAGTTCTTGATTACCAGTAAACGGAGGAATGAAAATCATTCTTACTATCTCCTAGATGCAGACGGCTCAATATTGAGACCAAGATAAGACAATCGCCAGAAAATATTCGCCCCGATCTTGTAATTCAAGAATCGTCCGATTTTCCTTGTGTCAACTTTATATCCATTTGTTTCATTCTTAGGCGTAATAACCTGGGTATCGCGCCCGCTTGTATTGCTAAAGTCGGCTACTTTATCGTATACGTTCTGCGAGGTTACTGTCACGTTGACGGTATCTGTTGCAAACGTCTGAAGAATAGGGGCAATACCTGAAATATAGTTCGTACCGAATGGATCACCTGAGAATAGTTTTTCCCGAGTAACATACGACGGATACGACTCAAGAGTAAGCGTAGTCGGATTAAACATGAAGTATCCACTGTCCATGATCAAAACTTCAGCACGATCACCACAACCCAACAGGGTATCACCGTTGCTATACCGGAACAAACCGGACGAAATCAGGGGCGAAATAAACATGGATGTCAAGTTAGGCAAAGTCCTAAAAGTCCAAGTATTATCCACGTAATTCCAGATTGCAGCCTTGTTGCATTTTCCCGACGAAGATGCACTAGGATAGCAAAGCCAAATTTCTTTGAACTTGTTATTCTTGATAGCAAATACATTCGCGGCGTGAATCGGATTTAGATCTAGGAAAAAGAACTTTTTGATCTTTGCTTCAGCAACAGAAGTAAATTGGCCGGAGCCATTATGGACGTAGATATCATTCTGATCAACAACAAAGTGATTGTTATCGAATTCAACAACACAGTTCGGACCGAGAGCTCCGCGTCCACTGGCCAGCGGGCGTACAGACGAAACACCACCTTGGAGAGACAGGGCATGGATGCTGTCGTTTGTATAAACCATCATGTTGCCCCTGAGTTCAAGCATTTCTTGAATGGGACTTGATGCATTGATTTCGAATTCATCAGCAGTGTCAGTTGTAAGACCGGGTTGCCACACAGAAGGAAACGCGCCAACAACCGCTTGCACTGAAATACGGATAGTAACCGGCGCTTCAGTGACATTCGGTCCAGTCGTGAAGGTCAAGTTTCCGGCAACAAGCGAGTAACCAAACGGACGGATTACTTTAGCTGTAATAGTTGTGCCCGGCTGATAGTTCCAACCTGGGAACTCCTGCAAAGAAAAGTTTGCTAAGGGATCCGAGTATAGAGCATATAATGGGGTTGATTTACCATTGTTGGCGAAGATGGCATATCCACCACCAAATCGATCTAGCTGCCACTTGCTGTTGGCGTACTTGGAATCTGAAGAAGTCAGCAGAGCCGTTTCGCTGCCAGCAGAGTTCTTAGCATAAGCGTACCCATCATTGATAATGACAGAATAGCTGTTATCGGGTCTTCGCCAGTGAATGCCAAATTCAGGATTAACACCTATGCCGGTGATGATAGGGCTCTCACCGGGTATTGTTTCGATGGACCCATCAGTGAAGCGCACATTTAGGGCATCGGTCATTACGTTCTCAGGAAGAAGGGCGGGTTGAGTATCTTTGACAACGCCACCCCTCCCAAGGTCTTTAACAGGAACCAGTTGCCCCATATGTAACTCCTCTCATTCTTTCTTTTCGTCTTGAAGTTTCTTTAGAGCGTCGTATCGAGCACGACATGCAATCAGCGCTTGTCGGAGGATGTCTCCTTTGGAAGCCTCCCCTGCAAGAAATTCTCCATCCTCTCTAAAAAGCTTCCCTCCAGTGCAGCTTGTTCCGCTGCTGTCAGCGGGGGTTGTGGCGGGATTACTGCCGGTACTGGGATGAGAATCGGCGGGTCTTTGGGGACGGTTCCGCACGCTGTCACGAAGAGCAGTGTAGCGACGATTACTGTCAGTGATCGCATCTTCTTTATCCTTTTCAATCTGTGCAACTTTCGTAGCTACGGATTCTTCATAAGATCGTTGTGCTTGGAATTGCTTATCTAGCAGTGTCTGAATTTGTTCTTTAAACTTCGCGAGCTCGAGCTGACCTTTGGTGCTGGCAGTACTGTAGCCGTTATCGTATCCAGACTTATATAGGTAGAATCCTACGCCGACTAGACTGAGAACTACTACAAGTACCGCAGCAACTTTAGCTCCAATACTCCACGCTTTTAATGCGGGGATCGACCAATACATTGTTTATACTCCGCTTCTCTACGGATAGTTAGCCCACGTAGCGGCTGACCCTTGAATTTATCCCATCGAAGAATTTCTTTGCAGGCAGCTTCATAGTTACCAGCGTTGAGATGCCTTGCAAGGGTCGATTTACAGAAGGCATTCTCGCCAATGTTATATGTCAGTGACACAAAAGCGTCAAACTCGTATTGGTACATTGGTACCGGTGCGCATCGTTTTACGGCTTGTTCAAACTTGTTAGCATCTTTGAGGAGTCTAACAAGGGCTCTTTCAGGAGTGATTTTATCTCCCATCTTAACACCTTCGGTTGTCCCGAAGCCGATAGTAGGTACATCACCCGGTACAGGGATATACGCCTGACCCCTGAACTGCTCATGTAAAGCAATACCAACTAGAGTAGAAGCAGAAATGGCTAATGCAGCGATATTAGTCCTCATGCCCATTTGAAGCCTCTTTTTTATTTTGATTCGCTTTGACGTCCCTATGGATTTGGTAAACCTTATGCCCAATCATCAGAACAGTGTAAATTAGCGTTGCCCAAAGAACAAGATCATGGACATGAACACCGGCTAAGGTAGCTACGGCAACTCCCGCAGGCGGCCCTGCTTTTGCGGCCATAGTAGCGGCAGAATCGGCGGCTTGTTGTGTGTACATGTCGGTTACTCCAGAATATTTATGGTGATGAAATAAATTGTCCATTTTCAATCTCAAATCTAATACGAAGATCGCGACACATTCCCGCGTGTTTTAGATGGCTACCTTCAGACAATGTAGCAATTTGCCTTTCGACGGTGTAACGGTCACGCTGCTGACGGTAATAAAGGCGATCATTTCGAAGGTAGAAAATAAGAACGTCTGAATAGTTCGCCTGCTGCCCAATCCTGCGTTTATCGTCGTGAGTTACCACCAGATCAATAGAATCAGAAGGTAGCTGTGTAGTGTTGTAGTTTGCAATTGTTGAGTCGTACCAGTAAAAGAACGAGTCACCTTCTCCCGTAGAATACGCAATAACAGGTCGCATGTTACTATCAAAAGAGAACGACAATCTTATAACGTTAGCAACAGTAATTACTAATGTTTCAATTTCAGTTCGCATGTTCTTAAGATAGATTCCACCTGTAGAAGAATCGTAGCGGGATGACCAAGCATCTTTTTGAAGACCTTGGGAGCCATCCCCAATGGACACCCCACCAAGCTCGTAACGAACTATTTCTGTGTATGCTAGATCATCAGGGAACAAGAAAGGTGAGGGTGTAATTTCTTCAACAATTTTGTTTGATGGGAGAGCCATACATTACGCTCTTGCCCAGGATGCCGTAAATGTCAGCGTCAGAACTTGAGTATCTAATTTGGTTATACTATTGTCGAATGCTATATGCCACACTGGGCCTTCATTTGACATTCGTCCCTGAATTGTTTTGATTGCGCCATTACTCTGGTTCAGCCCGAAGGTAAACGTACTTGTTCGCGAATATGAGCCAAGAACGTACGCTGCATGCACCGGCGATGTGCCGTTGCCGAGCGTGCCGCCGCTAGGGGTTGAGTCAGTAATAGCGGGTAGCCCACCGGTATACGAGGTAATAGAACTTGAACCGCCGAGCCCGGCGAAGGAAATACCCGTAGATGCAGTAGCCT